ACAAGTGTTTTAAATTACACAAACGGTACAGAGTTCAAGTTTAGAACATCTACAAACAATGGAAGATTTAATGCTGTAGGAGATTGGGGTACTAGGTTTTATACAGACGCTGGATATATTCAGTTTGGGCCTGCAAACACAGGTCATGCTCATATCTATACCGACAGAAGTAATTTTTACCTCAACCAACCAATACAAGTAAACGGTGTTTCTATAATGAACACCAACGATATTAGAAGTAAGATATTCTACGACTGGGATAACACTAGTTATTATACAGATCCGTCTGACGTAAGTCAATTATCTCAATTAAAGATTTTTAATGCGACTTATGGTTATAGCGCTATGTATGGTTCCTATGACCTATCTAGAACCCATAATGATAGCGCTAGACACGGACTAGTTATCAATGCTTCTAATTATCCTCACATAGATGTTAACGCAAATGGAAGTTCAGAAGTAAACGCAACTCACGGACCGGTTATATCTATGACTGGTAAGCTAGGTAGCGGTTTCAGAAGATGGGGTATGGGTATATCTCAATACAACCCAAATGAACTTAGTTTTGGTTATGCAGATAATAATTCAAACCCGCACTATGGTGTGGGGTTAAACTGGGGGTCTCCAGCTAAAATGTGGATTGACACAGGTGGACACTTGTATTCAACTGGTTCAATGCGTTCCCCTATATTCTACGATAGCGATAACACGGGATACTTTTTAGATTTAAGTGCTACACACTCTGCTTTAATAAGAGGTAATTTAAGATTTAATGACTACGGAGCGGGTATAACTGGTAATTATACATCTACAAGACTTCAGACTATATTTAATATGGGGTCAGCTTATCAGATTGCTATAGACGGTTCTTCTGCTTCTGGAGCTTATGGTTTGTATTGGTCGCATCAAAATGCTGGTAGTTTAGGAGGAGCTAATAACTTAGCGTCTCATGGAATACTTATTATAGAAAACGGTACTTGGAAAGGAGCTTGGGGTGGAGGTTCGTTAAGAACACCTGGAGATGTTAGAGGTACTGAATTTTATGACTACAATAATACAGGGTATTACTGCAACCCCGCAAATACATCTCTTTTGTCGGAATTGAATGTAAATCATTTTGGAATAAATAACTCAAACAGTAGTACTAGAGATGGTATATCATTGTATGGTGGATATTCAGGGGGTGAGCCTACTTATGGACTGCTATTTACAGGTACATCTTTAGGGACACACGGTTCAGTAACAGGTAGTTGGGCTACTTATTTCACAATGAATAATGACAACTCAAGAGGTTGGATATTCAGAAGAGTAGGTTCAGGAAACTGTGCTTCTATATCAGCAGGAGGTCATGCTGCTTTTGACGGTTCTGTTTATGCTCCGTTAGCTGGTATTGGAACGGCCGCTGATGGTGCCGCGTCTACTGGTGCAAAACTCAAGGTTTTAGGTGGTGCTAGCGGTGTACCTGGTTTAAGGGTTGATAGTGCCGCGTACTCGTCAGCTGCTCAGTTCTATTTTGGATATAATGGAAGTGGTATAGGTGTTAATAACACCGCTGGATATAATTCCGCTGGTATATCTTTTAAATATGGTTCAACTTTTGTTGGATCAATTAATATTAATAGTTCATCTACTTCTTATAATACTTCTTCTGACTATAGGTTAAAAGAAAACCTTGTACCTATAACTGATGGTATTGAACGAGTTAAACTTCTACAGCCTAAACGATTTAACTTTATAGGAGAAGAAAACACTGTAGATGGATTTGTTGCTCATGAAGCACAAACTGTAGTTCCAGAGGCTGTAACTGGTGAAAAAGACGCTGTTGATTGGGAAGGAAATCCTGAATATCAAGGGATAGATCAAGGTAAACTAGTACCTTTACTAACTGCTGCTTTACAGGAGGCTATAGTTAAAATAGAAGATCTTGAAGCCAGAATACAAACGCTAGAAAATGCTTAAACTAGTTGAAAAACAAGTAATTATTAATATATTCATAAACCATTAAATTTTTAAAAATGAACATTACTTACGATTGGAAAATCACGGCTTTGAAAAAAGCACCATCGCTTGACGGGCTGTCAAATGTGATTACACACATTAGATTTGACTATACTGGAACAGATGCTGATTCTGGAGAGTCTCACACATTTCACGGAGCATGCCCTGTTGGAGCGCCTGATGCAGAAAACTTTACAGAGATTACATCGCTTACAGAGGCCGATGTTATTGAGTGGGCTAAGGCAAACCACCCAACGGATCACATGAACGAAGTTATCACAAAAGCTATTTCTGACAAAATTACTCCTAAAAACGAGGAGGTTACTGAGTTAGATTGGTTATCGCCATCAGAACCAGCGGTTGAACCAGAAGCTTAGATAAAAACATTAACGTGTAATAATACTTATATATAAATCATTTTTTTTTAAATTATGTCAACAGAAAACAAAATTACAGAAGAACACTTAGCAAGTTTACAACAAAAAGTTGGTGGTATTCAAAACCTACAAGCACAAATTGGAGGTTTAGAAGCTCAAAAACACATTGCGCTGCATCAGTTATTAGCTGTTCAAGAAGATTTGCAAAAATTTCAAGTTGAATTGGAAGATACTTACGGAAAAGTATCTATTAATATTCAAGATGGTACTTATCAAGAAATTCAAGAAGAAGAAACGGCAGGTCCAGAAGTTTTAGCAAAAGCATAGTAAATATTACTAAATTTAATTAAATGGAATACAATCAACCCAGTGAGATTGTCAAAGATTTAACCTTTGGCGATCAAGCTAGTCAAAAAATCATGAGTGGTGTAGACAAGTTAGCTAATGCCGTAAAGTCTACACTAGGAGCTTCTGGTAAGTGTGTAATATATGAAGATGCTTTAGGTAAACCTGTTATTACTAAAGATGGCGTAACGGTTGCTGAATCGGTTGTATTGCATGACCCAGTAGAAAACATGGGTGCTACACTTATCAAGGAAGCTGCTAAAAATACAGTGAAAGAAGCGGGAGACGGTACGACAACATCTACCGTCCTCGCTCATTCGCTTTTAAAAAAGTCTATAGACGCTTTAGATTACTCAACAAGTATTAGAGAGTTACAGCAAGCGTTTAGTGAAGGTGTTGATCTAGTCAGCGATTACCTTGACAAAAATAAAATTGAAGTAGATAATGAGATGTTAACTGACGTTGCAATTATATCTACTAACAATGATTTTGCTTTAGGTAACATTATAGCTAATGCTTACAAGCAAGTTGGTAAAAATGGTGTGGTGTTGATGGAAGAGTCAGAAACAGAAGAAACATACTTTGATATCGTAGACGGTGTACAGTTTGATTCTGGTTTAAAATCTCAACACTTAACTACAAATGAAGAAAAAGATAAGGCTGAATTAGAAAACCCTTATATACTAATTGTAGCTTCACCTATACCAAACATTAGAAAAATACAAGCTGTACTAGAGCATGTAATAAAACAGAAGCGTAGTTTGCTTATTGTAGCTACAGTAGAACAACAGCCAATGGCTGCTTTACTAACCAACAAAGTTAAAGGCAACATTAAAGTAAACATTGTTGATCTACCGGGTTTTGGACCTACTAAAAGAGATACGCTTGAAGATTTAGCGTCTCTAACAGGTTCTACTATTATAGATGAACAATTAGGTGATGATCTTGATTTAATTCAACCAGAGGTGCTGGGAAGCGCCTTAAAAAGCGTTACAGATGATAATTCTACCGTGCTAACTATTGGTGACGTACCAGAAGAAGCAAAAGAACGCGTTGAGTCAGTTGAAAACAAAATTAAAAACGAGAAAAATCCTTTTATCAAGAAAAAACTAGAACAACGATTAGCTATGCTATCAGGTTCTGTTGGTATTGTGAAAGTCGGCGGTAATAGTAAGGTTGAGTTAAAAGAAAAGAAAGATCGTGTCGAAGACGCTATCTATGCTGTTAAGGCGGCGCTTCAAGAAGGTATTGTTCCTGGTGGTGGTGTTGCTTTATTAAATGCAGCTCAAAAACTAAAACCTAAGAATACCGCTGAGCAGATATTTCAAAAAGCTATTATTGCTCCTTTCAGTACTATATTACAAAATGCAGGCATTGAAGTTCCAAATGATTTTAAATATAGAAAAGGTTGGGGTATTAACGTTATGACAGGTAAACCTGTTAATATGATTAAAGCAGGTATTATTGATCCTGTGCTTGTAACAAAAACAGCTTTAAAAAATGCTGTAAGTGTAGTTAGCACTATTATTTCTGCAGACTGTATAATTAGTAACAAAAGAGTTGAGTAATGAAAGCAGTCAATAACTACATTATTATAGAGAAAATAAAAGAAGAGCCTAAAAAACAAAATGGTCTCTTAATTACTGATAACCATACAAAAGATATAAGATACTTAAAAGGTAAAATTATAAGTGTCGGTAACTTAACAGAAGGATTAAAAGAAAATGATATTATCTATTATGATCGTCACGCTGGGCACGGTGTTGAGTTTGATGAGCGGTTATATCATGTTATCAGACAAGGAGACGTGGTCATTGTGGCATGAGGCTTTCAGCAGAGGATTTAAGGGATCTCAAAATCCTTAAGTATTACAGATTAACAAGACGTTGGGCTTGCAAGCAGTATGGTATTAAAGATGCTGACTTAGAGCTTTTAATATATTTAGACTGTAAAGGATTATTTACAAGAGAAGATTTTATGAACGGTGCTTATACTTATACTTGGGATAAGCATCGTTGGGAGAGACTAAGACGTGAAGGTTGGATAGATGTTTGGAGAGAGCGTAATAGAAAAGAAAGTAAGTACGCTATATTCAAAACATCAATGAAGACAAAAATGATGATTAATAGGATGTATAAAATACTTTTGGGGCAAGAGGATATACCTATTACAGAATCTAATGTCTTTTATAAAAATAAGTCTTATACCGACAAGGTAATGAATAAGGCTATAGACAATATGATTAAAGATAAAGAAAGATGAAAAAACTACTTATTATTTCAGCTTTCTTTTTGGCTAGTTGTTCCTCAGCGAAAGTCGTGTCTTCAGAGGATATAACATCTAGGACTCAATGGTTAGAGTCTAGCGAAGATAATCCAATTATCAACGTTATTCAGAAAGTTTACGCTAATGATGATCTTGAGATCGTTATTAAAAAAAAATACACGACAGACTACGTTAAGATAATGCGACGTAAAGGTAAAAAGATTATTAACAAGAAAACACAAATAAACTATGGCTTACGGGAAAACTAAAAAGAAGACCTCAAAGAAATGTTCAAAATGTGGTAAAACGCATAGCGGTAAATGTAAAAAATAATGGCTGCTAAAGTGAACAAATCTAAAATGGCTTGCAACAAGCCTAAGAGAACTCCTAGTCACCCGACTAAGTCTCATGTAGTTAAAGCATGTTCTAATGGACAAGAGAAAATTATTAGATTTGGGCAGCAAGGAGTTAGTGGAGCAGGAAAGAAAACTGATGCGAAGTCTAAAGCACGACGCAAGAGTTTTAAGGCTCGTCACGCTTCGAACATTAAGAAGGGTAAAATGTCAGCTGCCTATTGGGCCGACAAAGTAAAATGGTAAGCCATGAAAAAGAAAAATAAAAAATCTCCATGCTGGTCAGGTTACGAAATGATTGGTATGAAGAAAAAGGGGGCACGCAAAGTTCCTAACTGCGTTCCTAAGAAGCGAAAAAAATAAGTAGCTAAAATAATTTAATATGAATTTAATTAGAAAAATAAGTATCGGTAGAGATTATAAAGATTGTGCGATGCACTATTCTGTAGGACAAGAAGTATACGGCGGTCATACTATTTGTGATATTATTGAAGAAGAAGATAAATATAGAATTTATATTACTAAGCGCGGTGAGGTTATACCGTGGAAGGACTTTAATAAAAACATGGCAGTAAGTATTGAATACAATCTTGAATATTAAATGAGAAGTTTATATAGCTTTATTATTGAACCTAGAGAAAATAGATACGAAAATAAAAAATACATAAACGGTGTCGAATTAATATTAAATACCGAAATACAGGATCACAAGTTTGTCAGTCGCGTAGGCGTAGTTTTAGAAACACCCATAAACGGAAAAACTGGCATTAAAAAAGGTGACGAGGTAATCGTACATCACAACGTTTTTAGACGATTCAACGATGTCAGAGGAGAAGAGGTGAATGGCAAAAGCTTTTTTGAAGAAGACAAATACTTTGTGTACCCTGATCAGGTATTTATGTATAACAGAAACGGTGAGTGGAAAACACTTGATGGTTTTTGTTTTGTAAAGCCAATTAAAAATAGAAAGCTTTTTTCTGTGGAACCTGAAGAGCAATTAATTGGTGTTTTAAAATACGTTGATAATAGTTTATTAAAAAACGGTATAAAAGAAGGTGACTTAATTGGTTTTACACCTGACAGTGAGTACGAGTTTATTGTAGAAAACGAAAGATTATATAGGGTTCCAACTAATTCTATTTGTATTAAATATGAACACCAAGGAACAGAAGAGGAATATAATCCAAGCTGGTTATAAAGCGGTAGATGAATTGATACGCGTAGCTGAAGAGGCTATTGTCACAGGGGGCGAAGATGATGTATCTGCTGATAGATTAAAAAACGCCGCTGCTACAAAGAAACTAGCTATATTTGACGCTTTTGAAATACTTAATCGTATTGAAGAAGAAAAAGCAATGCTTGAAAACAAGCCTATAGAAAAAGAAGAAAAGTCTTTTAAGGGGTTTGCAGAAAGGAGGTCCAAGTAATGTATCAACAAACATTATACAAGATCGTAGAACCAGTGAAACTGACTACAATACATCGTAGAAACAAGGCTAAATCTTGGGAATATGGTTATGATAAAGAAAACGATATTGTAGTTATAAGCAAGACTGGAGAAATAGGTGATATATACGAGATACAAAATTTACGTATAGCCTTGCCAAAAGAAAATATTGTGTATAGCAACGGAGAAAAACGTTGGTTGTCTTTTGAATATCCTAAGGAATTAAAAAGAATAAACAATATATTTGAGTGGAGAGATACTAGTTCAGAGTTTAAAGAGCGCTGGGAAGAATACATAGATGAAGAGTTTGAAAGACGTGAAAACGGTTTTTGGTTTTTTAATAAGGACAAGCCTACTTATATTACTGGCACTCATTACATGTACTTGCAGTGGACCAAAATTGACGTTGGCCAACCAGACTTTCGAGAAGCAAACAGATTATTCTTTATATTTTGGGAAGCTTGCAAGGCGGATTCAAGATGCTACGGTATGTGTTACCTCAAAAATAGACGATCAGGCTTTTCGTTTATGTCAAGCTCCGAGACCGTTAATCTTGCTACAATTACATCAGATGCAAGATTTGGTATACTGTCAAAATCTGGAGCCGATGCTAAAAAGATGTTTACTGACAAAGTTGTACCCATATCAATCAACTATCCGTTTTTCTTTAAACCGATACAAGACGGTATGGACAGACCAAAGTCAGAACTCGCGTACAGGGTACCAGCCTCGAAACTCACAAAGAAGTCTATACAGAACAAAGAGAAGGAAATACTTGAGGGACTCGACACCACGATTGACTGGAAGAACACAGGAGACAACTCGTACGATGGTGAAAAACTAGCGTTGTTAGTTCACGATGAAAGTGGTAAATGGGAGAGACCTGATAACATATTGAATAACTGGCGTGTTACAAAAACATGCCTTAGACTAGGTAGTCGTATCATTGGTAAATGTATGATGGGATCAACATCCAATGCGCTGGACAAAGGAGGAGACAACTTTAAAAAGCTTTACAATGACTCAGACGTCACCCAAAGAAACCGCAATGGACAGACTCGCAGTGGATTATATAGTTTGTTCATTCCTATGGAGTGGAACTACGAAGGATTCATTGACGCTTTTGGATTACCTGTATTCGATACCCCAGAACAGCCCGTTGAAGGACCGATGGGAGAGATTATTGATATTGGCGTAATAGAGCATTGGGAAAACGAAGCTGCTGGTTTAAAAGAAGATCAAGACGCTTTAAACGAATTTTATCGTCAATTTCCAAGAACTGAAGAGCATGCTTTTAGAGATGAAACTAAAAATAGTATATTTAATTTAACAAAAATATACGATCAAATAGATTTTAACGAAGAAGCAAAATACCAAGGATTAACTACTCAAGGTAGTTTTCAATGGGAAAACGGCATAAAAGATTCTAAAGTAATTTTTGTACCTGACTCTAATGGTAGATTTAACGTCTCTTGGGTTCCGCCTAATAGTTTGCAGAATAAATACGAAATGAAAGGTGGGATGAGATATCCTGGTAACGACCATATTGGAGCATTTGGATGTGATAGTTATGATATATCAGGTACGGTAGACGGTAGAGGATCTAAAGGAGCTTTACACGGTCTTACAAAGTTTAGCATGGAAGACGCGCCACCAAATGCTTTCTTTTTAGAATATATAGCTAGACCTCAAACAGCTGAGATGTTTTTTGAAGATGTTCTTATGGCTCTAGTTTTTTACGGCATGCCAATGCTTGCTGAAAATAATAAACCTCGATTATTATACTATTTAAAAAGACGAGGGTATAGAGGTTATTCAATGAATAGACCAGATAAAACTTACAACAAGTTATCTGTTACAGAAAGAGAAATTGGTGGTATACCAAATTCAGGTGAAGACATTAAACAAGCGCACGCTGCTGCAATAGAAAGTTATATACAAAAGCATGTAGGACAGAAAGAAGATGGAAATTACGGTAATATGTATTTCACTAAAACATTAAATGATTGGGCTAGGTTTGATATAAACAAAAGAACTTTATTTGATGCTGCTATTAGCTCTGGTTTAGCAATCATAGCTTGTAATAGAAATTTATACGCGCCAAAGCAGGAAAGAACTACAAGATCTTTAAACTTTGGTTTTAAAAAATATAATAATAACGGAACTACTTCAAAAATAATACAATAGATGTCAAAAACGTTACCTAGAGGCGTATTCCCTAGTCAAGCTGTAAGCGATCAGGAGAAAGCTAGTTTACAATACGGTACGGAAGTCGCTAAGGCTATCGAGTCTGAATGGTTTAAAAGAGATTCAGGAAGCGTGAGATACTACGCTAATAGAGATAATTATCACAGACTACGTTTATACGCTAGAGGTGAACAATCTATACAAAAATATAAAGATGAGTTGTCTATTAATGGCGATTTATCTTATTTAAATTTAGACTGGAAGCCTGTTCCTATTATTCCTAAATTTGTAGATATTGTAGTTAATGGTATCGGTGAAAGAACTTTTGATATAAAAGCTTATTCACAAGATCCATTTTCTGTACAAAAGAAAACAAAGTACTTAGAAGATGTACTAAAAGACATGTATGCTTATGAAACAAAAAAGAGTATTCAGCAGGCTACAGGAATTAACACTTTTAGTATACCAGAAGAAAATATACCTAATTCTGACGAAGAGTTAGAATTACACATGCAGTTAGACTACAAACAGTCTATTGAAATAGCAGAAGAACAGGCTATTAATAATGTTTTAGATCACAACAAGTATCACTTAACAAAGAAAAGACTTGATTACGATTTAGTAACTATCGGTATTGCTTGTAGCAGAACTAAATTTAATACTGCTGAAGGTATTACTATAGATTATGTTGATCCAGCTGATATTGTTTATTCTTACACAGAGTCTCCTTATTTTGATGACATCTATTACGCTGGTGAAATTAGAAGAGTCAGCATTGTTGATCTTAAAAAACAATATCCTCATTTAACAGAAGAAGATATAAAAGATATAGAAGGCACTGGTAGCAACGCTATGTTGTATAATAAGTCTTATGCGTCTTCTGACGCTGAAGAAAATAATCATGTTTATGTTCTTTACTTCGAATATAAAACCTTCCAAAATCAAGTATACAAGTTAAAAGAAACAGCTACAGGAGCACAAAAAGTAATTGAAAAAGACGATACTTTTAATCCTCCAAGAGATCCAAGATCTAGATTCGAAAAAGTTCATAGATCCGTGGAAGTTCTTTATACTGGAGCAAAAGTTATTGGTACTAATAAAATGCTTGAGTGGGGATTAGCTGAAAATATGACTAGACCATATTCTGACACTACTAAAGTAAATATGACTTATAATATAGTAGCGCCAAGAATGTATAAAGGTAAAATTGAATCACTAGTTAGCAGAATGACAAGTTTTGCTGATATGATTCAATTAACTCATTTAAAGCTACAACAAGTAATGTCAAGAATGGTGCCTGACGGTGTTTATCTTGATGCTGACGGTATTGCAGAGATTGACTTAGGTAACGGAACAAATTACAATCCGCAGGAAGCATTAAACATGTACTTTCAAACTGGATCTGTTATTGGTAGGTCAATGACGCAAGACGGTGAGTTTAATCACGGTCGCATGCCAATACAAGAGTTACAGTCTGGAGCTGGCGGTAATAAGATTAGCGCTCTAATTAATTCCTACAATTACTATCTACAAATGATGAGAGATGTAACAGGATTAAACGAAGCTAGAGATGGTAGTATGCCAGACGAAAAAGCTTTAGTTGGTTTACAAAAACTAGCTGCTGCTAATTCTAATACCGCTACAAGACACATCGTACAAGCTGGACTATACTTAAGTTTAAGAACAGCTGAAGATGTTTCACTTAGAATAGCTGATGTACTTAAATTCTCTAATACTAAAGCTTCGTTTGTTGGTGGTATAGGTAGGTATAATGTAGGCACGCTTGAAGAAATACAAAACTTACACTTACATGAGTTTGGTATTTTCTTAGAACTAACTCCTGATGATGAAGAAAAACAACTTCTTGAAAATAACATACAAGTAGCATTGCAAAGAGATCAAATATATCTTGAAGATGCTATTGATATTAGAGAAGTTAAAAATATTAAACTAGCTAACCAGTTACTTAAAGTTAGAAGAAAACGCAAATCAGCAGAAGATAGAGCTATTCAAATGCAAAATATTCAAGCTCAATCTGAATCTAATGCTAGAGCCGCTCAAGAATCTGCCGCTGCTGAGATGCAAAAAGAACAAGCACTTACAGAAAGTAAAGCTCAACTAGAACAAGTAAAATCTAACTTAGAAATACAAAGACTTGAAAGAGAAGCTCAGATTAAAAAAGAACTTATGTATCATGAGTTTGATCTTAATATGAAACTTAAACAAGCTGAAATGCAAGTGATTAATAAGAAAGAAGAGTATAAGGAAGATCGCAAAGATAAGCGAACTAAAATTCAAGCTACTCAACAATCTGAACTTATAGAACAAAGAAAAGGAAACAGTGGTCCTAAAGATTTTGAATCTGCTGGATTTGACACGCTAGGTGGTTTTGGCCTTGAGCAATTTGAGCCTAGATAAATTTTTTAAATTTTTATAATATTATATTATGTCTGAATACAAAGTAAACTTAATGAAGGACGAAGAGCCTTCTATTGCCGAAAAAGAACAAAAAGTTTTGGAAAACTCTGGTGTTGAAGTAAATGATACGTCAGGTAATTACAAGATTGATTTAAGAAACAAACCAGAACAAGATGCCGTTCAAAAGCAAAGCACAGATGAGGTACCTGTTCGCGAAAAACCCGAAGCTGGCCAAGAAATGGGTGAAGAAGTACGGAGTTCCGAAGAGCCTACCCAAGAAGAAGAACAAGTAATTGAATTAATAAAAGAAGATAATGATGCCGAGTTGCAAAAGCAAGGGCAAGAAACCGATGAGCAAAAAATCATCGAAGAAAAGCTCGTACAAGAAAAAGAAGTAGTAGAACAAACTACAATTGAACTTCCAGAAAATATCCAAAAAGTAATTGACTTTATGGAAGAAACTGGGGGTACGCTAGAAGATTATGTAAGATTAAATACTGATTATTCTAACGTTGACGAGGCTACATTATTAAAAGAATATTATCGTCAAACAAAATCACATCTTGATAATGACGAAATTAATTTTTTAATTGAAGATAATTTCTCGTTTGACGAGGACATTGATGACGAGCGAGATATTCGTAGAAAAAAACTCGCTTACAAAGAAGAATTATCAAAGGCTAAAAGCTTTCTTAATGATTTAAAGGGTAAATATTACGATGAAGTCAAGTTGAGTTCAAAGTTAAACCCGGAACAAAAAGAAGCTGTAGACTTTTATAATAAATATAGAAAAGAGCAAGAAGAGTTATCTGCTCTTAGTAGAAAACAAGCTGAGTATTTCGAACAAGAAACAAGTAAGGTTTTTAACGACGATTTCAAAGGTTTTGAATTTAAAGTTGGAGACAATAGATACAGGTTTAAAGTTGGAGATGCACAACAAGTGAAACAACAACAGAGTGACGTTGCTGATTTTTTAACTAGTTTTTTAAACGAACAAGGATTAGTAAAAGACGCTGCTGAATATCACAAGGCTTTGTATTCTGCCAAAAACGCTGATAAAATAGCTAATCACTTTTATGAACAAGGCAAAGCCGATGCTATTAGAGAGCTAGAAGCTAAATCTAAAAACATCAACATGGATCCTCGTAAATCTAGCGAAGGTTATGTAGAAGCTGGAGGCATAAGGGTAAAAGCTGTTACAGGGTATGATAGCTCAAAATTAAGAGTTAAAATTAAAAACAAAAGCTAAAAAAATTAAAAAATGGCAAATGCAACTTATTCTGCAGGAAGCAACCTAATCTTATCAAATGCTGCTCCTGTTAAACAGACACTTGCTACCAACTATATCGACTTTACCGCTGCTGGTACTGCTGGTTGGGCGCAACAATACTTACCAGAGCTATATGACGCTGAAATCGAGCGCTATGGTGATCGTTCACTAGCTGGTTTCTTACAAATGGTAGGTGCTGAGATGCCTATGACTTCAGATCAAGTTATTTGGTCAGAACAAGGTCGTCTTCACATTTCATTTAGCGCTGTATCAGCTGCTGCTGACTCAGCAGGCGCAAACGTAATTACTTTAGGTGCTGGTCACGCTGTACGCGTTAACCAAACTGTAGTTATCAGCGATGGTACTACTATCACTAAAGCTTTAGTTACTGCTGCTGACGCTACAACTATCACTGTTAAGTCTTACTCTTCTAACGGACTTGGACTATCTGGAGCTACTGACGTAGATCTATTTGTTTATGGTTCTGAGTTCAAAAAAGGACAGAACGGTATGACTGGAGCAGTTGAGCCTGACTTCATTTCTCTAACTAATAAGCCAATTATCCTTAAAGATCATTATGAAATTTCTGGATCTGACGCTTCTCAAATTGGTTGGATTGAAGTAACTGGTGAAGCTGGTCAAACAGGTTACCTATGGTATATTAAAGCTGAAGGTGATACTCGTCAGCGTTTTGAAGATTACTCAGAAATGTCACTAGTTGAAGCTGAGAAAAAAGGTGCTTCTGGTCAAGTAGACGTAGATGGTACTGAAGGTCTTTTCGCTGCTATCGAAGATCGTGGACATCAGTTCGATGGTTTCGTAGGTGGAACTGCTACTGAATCTCTACAAGATTTCGACAATCTTCTTAAGAAACTAGATAAAGAAGGTGCTATCGAAGAGAACATGCTTTTCGTTAACCGTGATATCGCGTTATCAATTGATGACATGTTAGCTGCTCAAAATTCTTACGGTGCTGGTGGTACTTCTTACGGGGTATTCAACAACTCTGCTGATATGGCACTTAACTTAGGTTTCTCAGGTTTCCGTCGTGGTTCTTATGACTTCTACAAAA